GGTCAGTCCCTCGTCCATGTCGTAGTCGTGTGTGCGTGTCTCGGGCAGCACCTTGAGCAGTCCGAGAACAGACCAGACCACCTTCGTCTTGCCGGATCCTGCGCCGATCACCACGCCATCGCCGCCCGCCGTCGCGCTGCTGTTGCCGGCGAGCTTGCCCGCGACGAACTTGGAGCGGTTGAACGCGGCATCGACAGAACGCACGCGCCCGTAGAACGTGTTGCCCTTGTCCGCGTCGGCGATCTTGAACGCCTTACGGTTCCCGCGCGTGCGGTCCTTCATGTAGATGCTCGTGTAGACGTCGGGTGATCCCGTCGTGACGCCAGACGACATCGCGATCTGTGGCACGTAGTACGCGACATCGGGGTCGTCTTCGACCAGATACAGAGTGACGCCAGATGGCGATGTCGAGAGGTTGCCCGTCAGCACGAGTGCGGTGTCCGTCGTGATCGTCTTCACCGTGTAGCTGTTGCCACCGATCGAGACGATGCTGCCCACCTCGACCTCGACCGTGAACTTCGTGCTGGTCCCGTTGACGTTCGGTGTTCCGCTCGTGCCCGAGACGGTGCCGCGCGTCGGCACGTTGATAGTCGGGTCATCCCAGTCCAGCACGACGCGGTCGGTAGCCGAGTCGAAGATGCGCACGTTGACGGGCTGCGGTGGCTGCGTGTCGTCGAACGGTAGCGCAGGCGTGCACCATGCGGACCAGTCACCCGGTCGGTTGAACCGGTCGATGGACCGCACGCGGCACCTGTACCAGTAGCGACGCTGGACGAAGTTGCCGTGGAAGATAGCCGTGCGCGTCGCGTTCGTGTCGTCGGAGTCGGCGGATCCGACGTTCCGTCTCGCGGGGACTATCTGCGTGTGGAAGGGACGCCCATCGAACGTGACCCCATCGTCGGAGCGATCGAGCTGGACTTCGTACTCCTTGAGGTCGTCTTCGTGGTCGCCGCCCGGCACATCCCACGGTGCCATGTCGTTGAACGTGAACAGCGCGCGTAGCTTGTTGTGTCGGCTGCGGTTCTTCCGGTCGAACGTCAGCGCGCCAGGGTCCGTGTAGGTCGGCGTCGGTGGTTCGGGATCTGCGCCGGTCCACGGGAGCGCGGGCGTTGTCCAGTCGGACCAGTCGCCGGCGCAGTTGTCCTTGTCGATCGCGCGGACGCGCGCCTTCCAGTACCACGTCTTCGGTCTGGGCAGGATGTGCGAGATGACGTAGAACTTGTCGAAGTCCTCCCACATCTTGCCGCCCTCTGTAGATGCGGCAGGGCTGGTGCCGATGTTCGCCCTGATGTGTGTCGTATCCGGCTTCAGCGAGACGGTGTATGTCCCGTTGTAGCCGGTCGGCTTCATGTTCGCGACCACGATAGTGTCGCCGACCTTGATGCTCGTCACCGGACGCTTCATGACGTACTCGGCTGTCGTGCCCGAGATGATGGATGCATCCGAGATGGGGAACCGCGTCGGATCCATCTTCACCTGTGCACGCATGCGCGCGGTGGAGTCCTCGGTCTCGACCGGTGTGCCGCCCACGTTGGTCGCCACCATCGCGATGTCGTACCGCTTGACGGATGTGCCGTGGCCCTGTTCGTCCTGTGTTACCTCGTTCCACTTCAGCTTCGCCGTGAACTCGAGGTGCGTCTTCGCCTCTGTCGCTTGGAACGTGAGCACCACGCCCGACGGGATCGCCGGCGGGTTCCCGCATGGGCGCTCCTTGTGCTGGCGGTGATGGTGCGCGCCAGATCCGCCCTTGTGCGTCGGTACGCTGCCGTGGTGCTTCTTCCCGCCTTGCTGGGCGTCGTGTGAATCACCGTGCGGGTTCACGCGCTGTGACGTCATGGCAGCACCGAGTCCAGCGTCGCGCGATAGAACACGTTGCTCGGTGGCTGCAGCATGATGTCCTGTTGCAGCACACGGAAGTTCTGGTTGATGATCCCGAAGCCACCGGCCGGTCCCCAGTTCGCGTTGACCTTGACGATGTCGCCGGGCACGTACTGGCCCCATCCGAGGATGCCGGATCCTTCGGCGTACTCGACCGTCATGAGGTTCTGCGGTGTTTCGTAGTTAGCTAATGTCTGCCGACCGAACGCGCGCACCTCGGACAGCTTCGACGTGTCGAGCGAGACGAACTCCTGCATGAGTCCATACGTCGCGATGCCCGCCGACGAGCGGTCATCCTCGGGCGGGTTGCAGTCGCCCTGGCCCGTCGTGACCAGACGCGTGATCATCCCGTCAGCGGACAGCTCGTAGTTGAGCGCGGCGACGTTCGTCTCGGTGAAGATGACGGTCCCCGACAGATCGGTGGACTTCTTCGGCTGGTACGTCTTGAAGACCTTGTTGGTCGAGTCGGTCGCCGTGGGCGTGATCTCGAAGTCGATACCGTCGATGAACTCGGTGAACGCCCCGATCTCCGAGGCCACGTTCGGGTGGTTGAGCGCGCAGTAGTCAGCGTCACGCGTGACGTTGCTACCGGTGTGTGCGCCTTGCGTGATGAGCATGTCACCGTTCGACAGTCCTTGCGTGTGGGCGATCAGGTTCCATGCGATCGTCTGCTGGTTGACGTCGTTGTAGATGAGGTCGTTCATGACGAAGCGCCGACGTAGCTTCGACAGATAGCCCTCGGCACGGATCGCGACGCGGTCGCGCATCTCGACACGCGCGCCCCAGAGATACCCCGCCCACACGAGCGTCGAGTTCCGCATGAGACGGACTTCCTTCTGACCGGGCGCGAGCACGGCCTGCGTGATGCTCGAGTTCCGCAGGGCAAGGTCGGCCTCGAACGCGCCGGGTCCGTTCAGCACGTAGTTGAACGAACAGCCCATGATCGGGATGTTCGTGGCGGTCGCTGTCCCCGAGTTCAGCGGGTAGATGTCCACCGACCACGTCGCCACGCTACTGCCCCCGCGTCAGGTGGTCGTAGTCGAGGTCACGGTTGAACCGTCGCCGATCCGGGCGCACCACGAGCGAGATCCCGCCGCTCGTGCGGAACGGGAACGTCTGGTAGTCGTAGGCACGGATCGAGCGTTCCCACGCGAGCATCTTCGACGGGTCGCCGCCGTTCTTCGCGAGCGCCTGGCCCGCTTCAGCGAGGAGCTTCTGTTCCGGCCCGATCCCGGGCATACGCAGCGCACGGGTCATCTCGTGGATCCACTTCGCCGTGTCCTTCTTGTTCTCGGCTCGAGCAACGACGGCGCGCATCGACTTGAGCGCCTTCAGCATCGTCTTGAAGTCGCCTCGGTTCAGCGCGTTGAGCGCGTTCACGCCGATCTTCTGGACGGCTGACTTGCGCATGACGTACTCGCCGGACTGCAGGATCGCCGGGAACTCGCCGGTGCTGAGAGACGGGACCGGGCCACCGACGTGCATCTTCTTCAGCGGGTTGCGGCCGATGCGCCCGTTCCGCACAGCGCCACCGGTGTGTCCTGGTGGCAGCGGCTTGCCGAAGTACGTGGTGGTGACGTTCACGTTCACGTTCTTCTGTGACGGCAGACCTTGCACCTTGCCGTTGAGCGTCGTCACCTTGCCCGTGATCGTGTCGAGCGTGTGCCCGTTCGCAACGAGTTGCGCGTTCCACGCACGCCAGTCGGCGATGGCCTGCTTCTGACCCGCCGAGTTGGAGTTCACGAAGTCGTGGATAGCGGCCGGGCCGGACTGGATCAGGAACGACATGAAGTCGTCGGGCACCCACTGCATCTTCGCGAGCGCCTGCATGTCCTTCCCGAAGTTCTTCTGTACCTGCATCATCTTGTGGATGTCCTGCAGGAAGTTGCCCGACGTGAGATCCGATTGCGTGCGCATGTCCTGCATCGCCGAGGTGAAGTCGGTGTTGAGCTTCTTGATGTCCTTCGATGACATGCCGGCGAACCGGCGCACGACGCGCCCCGTCTTCTGTAGTGCCTGACCGTGCTTGTCGAGCGCGGTGTTCGCGGCCTTGAACGCATCGTCGTAGGTGAGACCGAGCGCTTGCACGTTCTGCAGGTACGTCTGCAGCGATATCTTGCCCTGTGAGTACGCCTGTGTGTTCTCGGCAAGCGCCTTCACCGCACCTTCAACCATGTCGGTGTAGTTAGCCATGCCCTCGGCAGATCCATCGAGCGCCGTCAGGTTGTTGCTGAGGATCGCGTTCGTCGATTCCGTGCTCACGCCCATCTGGTTCAGCGCGTCGATCGAGGGTGCGAGCTTCTGGTTGAGCGAGTCGAGCTGGTCGCCGACACCATCGAGCGTGCCGACGAACGACTTGAAGTTCGACATGAGGCCCAGCGACGTGCGCTGCTGCATCCGGTTCTGGAACGCGGCGAGCGCCTGCGCCGAGATCCCGGTCTGCTTCGACATCGCCGCGAAGTCACGGTTGTTGTCGTCCATGCGCGAGTGGATGATCACGAACAGCGCGGCGACAGCGGCCAGATCCACGGCGAGCATCCCGAGGTTGCCGGACATGTACTTGGCAGCGTTGCCGAACACGACCGTGGCACCAGCCGCACCCTCAGTCGTGGCTGCATATGCAACGAGTGCGGTGCGCAGCCCTTCGATCATCGTCGTGATCTTCTCGGCCACCACGAGCGCACCGAAGCCCAGCGCGAGCGCGGCCAGATACGGAGCGAGCGGCGCGAGCACGCGTGCGAGATGCGCGAGCAGGTTGACCAGAGGCGCAAGCGCCGCGCCGAACTGCACCATCGCCGTCTGCAACGTGGCCCATGCCTGCTGCAGCTTGAACTCGCTCGTCTGCGAGACGCGCCCGAACGCTTCGTCGAGGGATCCGGTGGAGTTCGCGACGTCGTTGAAGACCTTCCGCACATCATCGGCGTTCTTCCCGAGCAGAGACATGACACCGACCTGTGCACGGACGTTGCCGAACAGTGTGCCCATCGCCTCGTCGTTGCCCTTGAACTGGTCCTGCAACATCTGCAACGTCTTGAGCAGACCATCGCGTTCGACCGAGTCACGGACCTCCTGCGCCGACAGGCCGACCGATGCAAGCAGCTTCCCGGCCTGTGTGGTCGGGTTCAGCAACGACGTCATGATCCCACGCAGCGAGGTGACGGCCTCGTTCGCATCGAGGCCCGTCTGCGTCAGCGCGGCGATACCTGCACCGACTTGGTCGAAGGACACGCCCATCTCCGATGCGACTGGGATCACTCGACCGATCGCGCCGGCGATAGCGTCGGCCTCACCCTTGCCGTCTCGGACGGCTGCCACCAGCACATCGGTCGCGTGTGCTGCGGTGATGTTCTCGGCACCGTATGCGTTCAGCACCGATGTCACGGAGTCGGCGACGACCTGCGTGTCTCCGAGGCCCACGGCGGATGCCTTCGCTGCCACGGTCACGACATCCATCGCGTGCGCTGCGTCGATGCCCGCCGACTCGGTGTAATACAGCGCGTCGGCGAGTTCCTGCGGTGACTTCCCGAGATTGCCCGCCACGTTGAGTATCTGGTCGGACAGCGACTTCATCTGTTCCTCGGTGGATCCGGCCAGCGTGACGGTGCGCACCATCGTCGTCTCGAACTTCATGAAGGACTCAGCCGACTTCGCGGCGAACGCTGCCGCTGCAGCTCCGGCTAGGCCGAAGCCCATCATCGCCTTCTTCGAGAACGCCCCGGTCTTCGCGTCGAGTGCGCCGACAGATGCGCCGGCCTTCACCATCGCTGCCTCGAACCCGCGCGTGTCAGCGCGGAGTTTCGCGACTAGCTCTGCGACTGTCGTCGCCACGCACTACCTCCCCAGCAACGTCTCGATCGGGGGCGCGTCCGGGTTGTACTGCCCGGACGCGGGCTTCCCGTTCTCCTGCTCCCACGCGACGATCTCGAAGTACTGGCCCCACTCCGCGATCTCTCGCGAGTCCATCCGGTCCAGCACCTCACCGACCGTCATGTGCAGCGCGCGTGCTAGGTCGAAGTAGAACCGTCGCTCGCCGCCGGCGAGGAGCCTTTTCCCAACGCCTCTTGCCCCTCCGACGAGATCCCCGACAGTCGCATCGCCGCTTGCGCGACGACCTCGAGCGCGGCTGCGTTCTTATCGTTGAGCTTGTCGTGGTCTGCCTGCGAGAACACCTGCTCGCCCGAGTCCGGGTCGAACGCGCACGCGATGATCAGCGACGGGTACAGATCCTTGACGTTCATCTGTCCCGAGTCGTCGATGAATCGCTCGATCATCGTGGCGCGCTCACGCCCGGTCATCGAACGCACTTCGAGCTTCACGCCCCACGCGGGTACATCGACGACCTCGTGCCCGACGTCGTCTGCGTTGAGGATGCGGTCTCGGAGTGTGCCGTATCCGTTCTCTGTCATGGTCCCTCCCTGGACTCAGTGGGCTTACGGGAACGTGTTGCGGGTGACAGCGCCGGTGACTTGGAACTCAGCGGACAGCGAGACCATGTCGCCGATAGCTGCGTTGATCTCGTAGCTGGTCAGGTAGCACTCGCCCGTGTAACGGGTGCGGCCGGTCGTGTTGCCTTCCGGTCCGTACTCGAATGTGACGGATGCAGCCTGACCGAGGATCCCGGCAAGCACCGGGTCCACATCGGTCGATGCTGATGCCGAGAACATGCCACCGATCGTCAACCGACCTTCGCGCATACCGACCACGAAGGTCTTGTCGAAGGTGCCGAACGCCGAGGTCTCGGCGGTGTCCACGGTGCGGGAGTGGTTGGCCTCACGGAGCATCGAGGTGATGTTCCGCAGCGTGCCGCCCGAATCGTCGATCGCGAAGTAGGCATCGCGACCATGTCGGAACGTGGGCATACTTCCTCCTTCCTTACGTCAGGTCGAACCAGAGATACGTGAACGTGGTGGACGCACCGTCCTGCGACGCGGTCCCTTGCGTAGCCCGTAGCCGTGCTGTGTCTGTCGTGACACGGACCACGGACCACAGGATGTCGGCCGTCATCGCAGCGGCCGGGTTCATCACGACGACATCACCGGGCGACAGCCCTGGGATCGTGACGTCCACTTCGACGATGTCGCCCACCGTCGCGGTGCCTGCGGGGAAGTCCACGGTCACGAGTCCCTGGTAGATCCCGACGACACCGTTGTTGCGTGTATCTGTGTTCGCCATCACCCTCCCCTTTACGTGTTCTCGCGGGCGCACGAGACGTTGAACGTGTAGGCACCGGTCGTGCCGCCGGTGACGGTCCACTGTGCGCGGAGGTAGCGGTTGACCGTGCCCGTCGCCGAGTACTGATACTCGGTGGACGCGACACCGGCAGCGATGGACGTGAACGTCACGAGGTCGCTCCATGCGCTGTTGTCCGTGGAGTGCTGCACCTTGACGACGATCGAGCCTGTGTTGCGGTCGTTGGTCGTCATGTGCAGCACGGCCTGCCACCCGAGCGTCGAGGCTGCGGCGTTGTCCACGCTCGAGCCGTTGTTCGTTGCGGTCTCTGCTGTCAGGTCGTGCAGCGACACAGCGCCCCAGATCCCGCCCGTCGCCTGCACCTCGGTCGAGACCGCCACCACATCGGTGATCGACGCCGTCGTCTCGTAGGTCGTCTCCTCGCTCTGACAGATGTAGGTCTTCCGCCCGATCGCGAGACCCTCCGGTGCGAAGGTGACGTTGACGGCTGCGGCCTGTCCGAGCACGGTGTTGAGCACGTCATCGACAGCAGCCGTGGTCCCGTCGAACATGCCACCGAGTGAGATGCGGCCCTCTCGCATCCCCACGACGAACGTCTTGTCGAATGTCCCGAAGGCCGACGTCTCGGCCAGATCCACCGCCGTGTTCCGTGACGCCTCACGGAAGTACGGCGTCATGTTGTACTTGTCGATCAGCACGTATGCATCACGGCCGTGCCGGAACGTGGGCATTAGTCCTCACCTTCCTCGTCGGCAGGCTTCGCGGGTCGCCCGCCGACCTTCTCGAGGACGCCGTCGTGCAGCCATGCGTCCAGGGTCTTCTTCGGAAGGGCGGTGTCGTCGATGGTGCCGCCCGGTTCTACGCGTGTCTCCCCGCCAGATCCGTCGGGGAAGTTGATCCCCACGACCACCCGGTACTTCGCCATGCCGTCGCCTCCTTCA